TGCAATCGCTCATCAGGTTGTCGGCGTAATCCTCGACGCTTCTGGAGCGGTCTTCTTCCGGGTAGCGGAACTCGTCCGAATCGGTGATGCAGGGCATTGCGTAGGTCATTTCATCCTCCCGTTTAGCTGCGAGTGCAGCGGGTAAGACGAATACTAGGCGCACCTAGTAAATAGGTCAAGCCCTTTATTCTAGGCTTGCCTAATAAATTTTTTAATGGGCGAAAAAAACCGCCTTTAGAAAATCGCTTGACACGCTTGCTAGATGCACCTAGTATTCTAGGAATGAATGACGAAGCCAACAAAGTGATTGATTTCCTCGGCGGCTCGACTGCGGTTGCCAGGATGTGCGACATCAAGACCCCCTCTGTTTGCGAGTGGCGCCACAAGGGTCTGCCTAAGCCTTGGCGGAAATACCTGATGTGTGCGCATCCCGAGGCGTTTGGATTGAAACAGAAGAAGCGGAGCAAGGGCTAATGCTGACCAACCTGCTTACGGGGAAAGCAGCATGACCTCTTGCTGCGCGTCCTGCATTCACCTGATGCCACCCGAGAAGACCGCAGACGGGAGCCGCCTGTGCAGAACCTACGGGCTGGCCGTGTCGCCGGAGCTTGAGGCGGATTGCAAGCGCCACGTCCGGGAACCTGGCAGCGATGACGCGATTCCGGCCTGGTATTGGCCGGATCAGCACGCGGCGAAATGAAGAATTACGCCCTGGGCCGCCTCAATACCGGCGAGCGCAACAAGAGCGAAGCCGCCTATGAGTCCGTGCTGCAGGCCCGCCAGATCGCCGGGGAAGTGGCTTGGTACAGGTTCGAGGGCATCAAGCTGCGCCTGGCTGACAACACGTTCTACACCCCTGACTTCGCTGTGATGCTGGCAAGCGGCCAGATCGAACTGCACGAAGTCAAGGGCTTTTGGGCTGACGACGCTCGCGTGAAGATCAAGGTCGCAGCCGATCAATACCCGTTCCGGTTCATCGCTGTCACGGCGCGATCCAAGCGCGACGGCGGCGGCTGGAAGGTTGAGGAATTCTGATATGCGTGACTACGGCAAGGTATCGCCTCAATTCTGGATCGGTGAAACCGGCAAGATGCTGCGCGGCAATCCCGATGCGCAAGTCCTGGCGTTGTACCTGATGACCAGCCCGCACGCCAGCATGACGGGCGTTTTTCATTGCCCGATTATCTACATGGCGCATGAAACAGGGCTGACCATTGAAGGGGCTACGAAGGGGCTTGCAAGGCTCATCGAAGTGGGTTTTTGTGAATACGATGAGCCTTCTGAAAGCGTTTTTGTGGTCAACATGGCTGCATTTCAGATAGACGACAGCCTGAAGCCTGATGACAAGCGTGTTTTGGGGTTGCGTAAAGATGTGGCAAAAATGCTGCCAGCCCGCTTCCAGCAAAGGTTTGTCGATGTTTACGGGGAGCGTTTTCACCTTGTGGATAAAGATAAAAACACAAGCCCCTTGCAAGCCCCTTGCAAGCCCCTGCCAAGCCAAGAACAAGAACAAGAACAAGAACAAGATAAAAAACATACGCCAGCCAAGGCTGTCGGTTTCTGTTTCAAAACCGAATTGTTGAATCTCGGGGCTAAACCTGAGCTGGTTTCGGATTGGTTGGCTGTCAGGTCGGCCAAGAAAGCCCGCAACACGAAAACCGCGCTTGATGGGTTTGTCCGTGAAGTCGGAAAGTCCGGTTGGGCGATCAACGATGTGCTGCGGATGTGCTGTGAACGGAACTGGCAGGGCTTTAACGCCGGGTGGGTGAAGGACAGCAAGCCTATCGAGGTCGAGTCCAAACCCAGGCTAGACACCAGCATTGAGGCTAGACGCGCAGCCATGCAAGCCCAGGCTGACGAGTCCTACAAGAGCCGCGCATGGCTTGACGGCGAAAAACGCTACCGGACTGTGTTCAAGATCGAGGATGGGCAAATCAAACCCAGCCGCGTTTACGACAGTGGGGTGGCAGCATGATCGCCGACAAGCTGCTGAACCGGCTTACGAAGGTAAAACGCACCGGGCGTGAAAGCTGGATTGCCTGCTGCCCGGCCCATGACGACAAAACCCCGTCCATGACCATCACGGAAAAGGACGATGGCCGCGTCCTGGTGCATTGCTTCGCCGGGTGTTCGGTCGATTCCATCCTTGGTGCTGTCGGCCTGACGTTTTCCGACCTTTACCCGGAGCGCGAGGTAGACCCCTACGCGCCTATCAAGCCAGAGCGCATGCCGTTCAATCCGCGTGATGTGTTGGCTGCGGTCAGCACCGAAAGCCTGATTGTGGCACTGTCAGGGTTGCAAATCGCCAACGGTGAAGCACTGAAAGAAGCCGATAACAAACGCCTGATGCTGGCCGTAGAGCGCCTCCAGAATGCAGCGAGGATTTGCCATGCAGACTAGGGATCAAGCAGGGGCCAGCACCCTCGACAAACTGGCAGGGCGTTTGATGGAGTCGCCGAATCTGCTGCGCGACCTAGACCTGACGCAGTACATGGACGGCAAGGTTCGCCATAACGTGCGGCCCGCCACGGATTACAAACTGGCGGTGCGTGATTTGATCGTCTGGCGTGCCGAGGGCGACACACACGCCACACGCCTTCCGTTCAACCACCTGCGCGGGAAGTTTGAATTCCGCCGCAACGAACTGACGATCTGGACGGGCTACAAAGGCCACGGCAAAAGCCTGTTGATTTCCCAGGTGTTCAACGAAGCGATCCGGCACGGCAAGCGGATTTTCATTTTCTCGCCTGAATTCAGGCCCGAGCGCGTGCTTGAACGTATGCTTTACCAGCACGCCGAAACGACGCAGCCCACCCGTGAAGACCTTGAGGAATTCATGCGCTACGTCACCGAGCGGGTATGGCTTTACGACACGCAGGGCAGTCTGTCGGCCAAGGAAGTAATCGCCCTGTGCCGGTACGTCGCGGAAACAATCACGGTTGACCACATCCTGATTGACTCGCTGATGAAGTGCGGCATGGCCCCGGATGACTACGCCGGTCAAAAACAGTTCGTCGATCAGGTGCAGGTTGTTGCCCACTCTTACCCGCTGCATCTGCACCTTGTTGCCCACGCCAAGAAGGCAAACGACGATTCCAAGCCTGCGCGCCTGCATGACGTAAAGGGTGCCTCCGAGATTGCGGATATGGCCGAAAACGTCTTGTCCGTGTGGCGCAACAAGGAAAAGGAAAAGACCCCCGAGAAGCGAGGAGACGAACCCGACGCGAGTTTGACCGTCGAGGCGCAGCGCAACGGCGACGGATGGATAGGGAATTGCAACCTGATGTTCAACCGCGAAAGCATGAACTTCTACCAGCTTGGGGATGAATATGTCAGATGGTAATCGCGTGACAGTTAGTAAGCAGTTCGTGGCCGACTTCGAGGCCGTAGCCCTGCGCTACAACCTGCGCGAGCTTGGCGAATACGAAGCCGCCAAGGAAGCAGCACGGCGCGACCTGGAGAACGCCGAAACGTGCTTTTCGGCGATGGCAAAGGAGGACGCATGACCAAGCAGCTTTTCGTCCTGTCCCACACCGAGGCCCGCCGCCGCGCTGTGGCCGCGATCCAGTCCGCGCCGGATGGCTACGTCGTCAAGGTTCAGCCGGCGACTAGAAGCCTTGAGCAAAATGCCAAGTTTCACGCCTTGTGCTCAGACATTGCACGCGCAGGGCTTGAATGGGCCGGTAAACGCCGCACGGCTGACGAATGGAAGGTGCTGCTAGTGTCTGGTCATGCTGTAGCAACTAAGCATGGTGCGGAGATTGTGCCGGGGCTGGAAGGTGAGTTTGTGAACATCCGAGAAAGCACGGCAAGCATGAGCAAAACGAGGGGCGCGAGCCTGATCGAGTACACGTTGGCCTTTGGGGCCGAGCATGGCGTCGAGTTTGCCGACATGGTGGCCGCATGACCAAAGCCGAGCGTCAGCATCTAGACCGCGTGGCAAGCCTGCCGTGCTGCCTGTGCGGCGAGTCGCCCGTGCATGTTCACCACATCCGCGAAGGCCAGGGCATGAGCCAGCGCGCATCAAATTGGTTGGCCGTACCGCTCTGCCCTGGCTGTCACACCGGCCCCAAGGGCGTCCACGGCGATCAAACCATGCTGCGCATCATGAAAATGGACGAACTGGACATGCTGGCGGACACGATAAAAAAGTTATCCACAAAGGGGAACACATGAGCGCACTCGACCTGCTGGCCCGAGCCGAAGTCTCCGGCGATCTACGCCACTACGAGCACACATGCGACGTGGACGTGCTGGGCGCTGCCGGCCTTGCCGCAATCAAGCACCCCGGCCATATGAGCCTGTTCCGGGTAAAAATCCTCAACGACGCCGCAGAGCTGGCCGCAGCTAAAAGCCTGTTCATCCGCTGGGCGCGTGTTTCAATGACCAACCGGATGCGCGCCGGGTCTACGCTGAACCCGGAGAAGGCCAGCCGGGTAGGGGTGCAGGCGTTGTCGGCATGGCTCAACGACGTGTGCAGCAAGTGCAAAGGCGTCAAGTTCGTGGTGACGGATGGAACGCCCTATCTGTCGGACAAGCAATGCCCGCATTGCCAGGGGACAGGACGCGAGCCGATCCGCCAGCGTGGGGAAATGCTGGAGGTTTACCGGGAATTGCACGAGCGGGCGGATACGGCGATTGGGTGGATTCAGGTGGGGCTTAAAAACAAGCTGCGGTAACGCTTGAATTCAGGGGCGGGCGGGCTTTTCGCCCGTCCGCTGGAATGAAAAGTTAGAACTGGACTATGCAAAGCACACTATTACTTGAACCGACCGGAGAATTTAGCCATGCCCATAAGGACGTGGTTTTTACCCCGGAATATATCGCGGTGGCGATGGTTCGGCACTTCGCGCCGAGCGGGCGAGTGCTTGACCCATGCAAGGGCGATGGGGTGTTTTTGCGCCAGATGCCAGGGGCCGATTATTGCGAACTGCAGGAGGGCCGGGATTTTTTTAACTGGACTGAGCAGGTGGATTGGATAGTGAGCAACCCTCCCTATTCGGTTTATTCGGAGTGGCTGCGCCACTCGTTCAAGGTAGCGGACAACATTGTGTATTTGA